GTAGGGGCGGCAGGTCGAGTTGGTTTCATTTTGCCCCAACTCCCGCGCCCCTATTGCCCTTTTTTGCTAGGATAATCTAAAGGCAATCTATCGAAAGGCAAAATATGTCAAAGAAAATTAACTTAAAGTCAGGCGCAACAGTAACTATTAAAGATGCTGAAAGCCTCAAGGTAAAAGACCGCAATCGTATTGTTCTTGCAGGTAACGGAGCTAGTGATGCTGAAAAAGGTATTGCTATTGGTAACGCTCTACTCGTCACAATCATTGAAGATTGGTCTTATGACCTAATGATTCCTTCTGTTAAAGAAGATTCTATTGAAGAACTGCCAATCAAAGATTATGTAGAACTAATGAAATACACAGAGGACTTAACTAAAGATTTGTTCCCTGATCTAGCAGACACAGATAAAAACCGCGCGAACCCTGATAGCCCTTTAGACGGCTCGAACGCCTAAAAGGACTACTGCAAGGGTTTCAACGCTCAGATGCGTTTGATTACCCTGATAGGGAGTGGTACTACTTTAAGTTTGCAGATCGGTTCGGCTGGACACCTGAACAGGTAGATGATTTACCTGCCGGGCGTGCAGATTGGCTGTTGGCTATTGCTGACACCGTAGAGCAGGTGAAGATTGAGCAGATGGAGCAAAAGTGAGCGACAACCTTCCCGAAGTAACTGCGGCTCTTAAGGCTTGGCAAACGCGTATGGATAAAGCAGGGGAACTTGCTGCTAGGCAAATCTCTGTTGCAGTATGGACTAAAGCTAAAGAACTTACTAGCCAAACAGTTAATCCACCTACTCAAACTAAAAATAGATTACGACACAATCCTCATATTGGCGGTGACGGAACTCCACCTAACTACGCAACAGGAAACTTAAACCGAAACATTCTCGCCAATCCTCCAAGGCGAGTTGGGTTCGCAACTTATGTAGCAAGCGTTTCATCTAATGCTGAATATGCTCGCGCTGTTGAACTAGGCTCGTCACGATGGACAAGTGGGGTAAAATACCCTTATATGTATCCGGCGCGCGATGACATCGTCAATTCCGGCAAAGCACGAATGATTATGACCGGGTTTATTAAAGCCGCAATGGGGGGATAGTAAATGGCAGGTGAAATCCCTAATCTTAATGTAGAGATACTTGTCCAACTTACCAATCTCACTACTGCCGTTCAGCAAGCAACTGAAGGCTTAAACAAAATTGGTAGTGCTGCTAAAGCACAAGAAAGCAAGTTTAGTTCCCTCAAGACCACAATGGTCGGTGTATTTGCTGGCAACCTTTTAGCAGATGGCATGAATAAAGTTATTGAAGGTCTAAAGGGTATTGGTGACGCTGTACAAAAAACTCAAGCGGCACAAGCCAATCTACAAACTGCTGTTCAAGACGCTGGACAAAACTTTGTAGCAGCAACACCTTTAATTGAAAAATACGCAAAGAGTATGACCAATTTAGGTTTTACCCATGACCAGACTTATGCCTCAATAGCAAAACTTACAGCAGCCACAGGTAGCGTAGTAACCGCTACAAACGCAATGAATGTTGTAGCAGACCTAGCTCGCTTTAAGCAGATTTCATTAGCCGATGCTGCTGACTTACTTGCTCGTTCAACGGCAGGTGGAGCGCGTGGTCTTGCTGATTTAGGTATCAAACTTGGCGTAACTATTCCCAAGGGTGCTTCTTTTGCTGAAATTCTTAAAACTGTTGAAGATCGCGCACACGGAGCGGCAGATGCTTTTGCTGGCACTCTTGGTGGTCAGTTAGATGTTACTAAAGCCAAGTTTGAAGATATGCAAGTAGCACTTGGTGAAAAACTTATACCTACGATTACTCAATTAGCAAACTGGATTAACGGCACTCTTTTTCCTGCTCTTGAAAAATTTGGCAAAGTATTAGCAGACCTTAAAACTCCACTAGAGTTTATTAGCGGTGCAATGATTGCTATATTCGCTGCTCCAAAAATAGATGCGTTGCTTGCTGCAATTAGAAGTATTGCTGTTGCGTGGGGATTAGTAGCAAAGAGTGCAGAAGAAGCCGCTGCTGCTGAGGCTGCTGCGGGTGCTAGAGGTGCGGTTTCTAGTTTAGTTAGAGCGGCAGTAGGTAATCCAGTAACCGCTATGGTTGGTATTGCTGCAGCAACTGGATACGGGTTCTATAAAGCAGGAACAGACAAAGGTCCACCACAGAAACCTACTATTGGTGGTAAGGGTGGAGCTGCTGCTATGGCTCAGTACCAAAAAGAATTAGCAGCGTATAACGCAAGCCAACCAAAACAAAATATGTTTGCTTACGAATATCAAAATACAGAAAACTCTGCTGCTATTGGTGCTGGCAAAACTCCTGTTAACTTACAAGCCAATGCTGCTGCTGCTAAAGCAGCGGCAACTCAGCAAGCCAAAATTAAAACTCAAATGGATGCGTTGGCAAAACTATCTCAAAGTAGTGCTGACCAACTAGCAACTATTCAACGTGATAACGCTCAACAAGTAGCCACAATCTATCGAGATAATGCTCAACGCGTACAAACAATTGAACGCGACCATACTCAGCAATTAGACAAGTTAAACCGTGATTACCAACAGCAACAGAATTCAATTTTAGATACATATAACACCAATAAACTTAATGCTGAACAAACTGCTGCTGATAAGTTAGTCACGCTTCAAAAGGATACGGCTCAAAAGATTGCCGATGCTCAACAGGCAGCAGCAGACCAGCAAGTAGCAATAACTCAACAATCTATTGACTTAATGAGAAATGCTTTCTCAAATGTAGCGGGTTATGACATAGGTACTAATTTTGCTAACGGCATTCAAGGTGGCTTTACAGTAGGTGCTGGCGATCTCGTCAAGCAAATGCAAGATCACCTCAAGTCTATTCAGCAATTACAAGATGACGCTGGCAAACTAGCAGGTCTTGGATACACACAGACATTTATTGACCAAGTTGTCGCACAAGGTCCAAAAATTGGTGACCAACTTGCTCAGGCTCTTATTAAGGCTGACCCAACAACCACAGGCACTTTACAAGACCTCTATGCCAATATCCAAGACACTTCAAATCACGGCTTAGACAACCTTGCTACAAGTATGAACCAAGGTGGACAACTAGCCACCGAGCAATTAACCGCCTCTTACACCAAAGTTGGAACAGACCTCCAAGCAGCCTTAGACAAGATTACCTCTGACTCTAAAGACGCTGAAGCACAAATCCAAACTGACCTTCAAACAACTCTTACTCAGTTGGCTAAAGACCGCGACAAGTCAATGGCAGACGCTTTACAAAGTTACCAAAACCAAATGGCTGATATGAATACCTCATATCAAAGTCAACTTGCTGATGCTGCTCAATCTTTGTCAAACTCTTTAACAGACGCTGCTCAGGCTCTAAATAACAAATTAGCAGACATGATGAAATCTATGCTTGATTCGTTGATGGCAATTAACACAGCGTTGGCTGGTCTTGGCGTTGGTGGTACGGCAAGTGGTGGCGGATACACACCTTCTCAAAAGATAGCAACTACTGTTCCTAGTGAAGTTCTCAGCACTTGGGCGCAATTTCAAGCAAAAGAAAGAGCCGATACTGCTGCCTCTTTAGTAGTAAATCAAACAAACAACATTAACGGCTCAACCGCACCTTCTGATATTGCTAACGCAACCACAAGTGCCATTACACTAGGACAAACACAAGGACTTATGTCCAAACCTCTAGTAGTTAGCACACAAAGATAATGCCTACAGTAACCGCGCTCAATAACTATTCCTTTGCTTGGAATGGTTTTACCTTTGGTGGCACAAATTCGCCGTATCAAATAACTGCTGCTGACGGTATTACCAACTTGCCTACAATCCGCAATCAAGACGATACCCAAGGCTTTAACGATGGTATGTTCTCAGGTCGAGATTTCTTAGGTGGCAGAACGATCACCCTCACCATTCTTACTCTTTCAGGTCAGCCAAGCGTTCCTGTTTCAACTGCTACAACAGATGCTTCTACGATTACTTACACAACAACAATCTCTCACGGCTACACAACAGGTCAGGTAGTTACTATTACAGGAGTTCTTTCTAGCGGTAACCCAACGGGTACTGCGGGTGCTGGATTTAACCGCAACTCTCAGACAATCACCGTCACATCTGCGACAACATTTACTATTCCTGTGACCTTGAGCGATACCTATATCTCAGGCGGTCAAGTAGTTAATTCCACAACCTTTACAGCGCAATCAAACTTCAACCTTCTCAAAGCTGCCGTTCAACCTCAGCAGACAGGCACTACCCCGCTTCAATTCCAACTATCAGCAGCGAACAATCTTCAATTCTTCAACGCTCGTGTGCGCGATGCCAAGACCATCATTACCCCTGAATTTACCTACGGCTACATCACCTCTCAATGGACATTCTTCTGCCCTGACCCACGCGCCTATGACAAC